AGATCTCGCCCTCATCGGGGAAATAGATGCCGGCGATCATATTCATCAGGGTCGTTTTGCCGCTGCCGTTTCTCCTTAGATACATACTGAATTTTATCTACTACAAACCCTACATCAAATAACGATACTATAACTATTACCTTGTCTGGGTAGATTTCCACCTTATCTAAGTGATTTAGTATGTATTGAGCTTTCAGATTTTTATTTACATCCAGATAGATAGCCACCTCCCTATCTATATTTGCAAGCACCCTATCTATCTCTGCTATATCCTCAAATTGAGTTTTATTATTTTCTATTTCCTGCCTTAGCTCTGTTATCCTGTTCTCTATACTCTCCGCTTTTCTGCTATACTCCTCTTTAGTGAGGATCCCATCTAACAGGGCATCCAGTAATTTATCTTTTCTGGAGAGCTCTTTTTGTAAATCCTCCTCTGTAGCCCCTCTGTTAGCCTCTAAAATCCGTTTTTTCCAGTTATTCAACTTCTCTATCATATCTGCCTTTACAAGCTCTGTATTCGCCTGTAAACGTTCTGAAATGATATTCATAATCTCCATGAGAGAATTGTAGGAAATATTTGTATTATCACAACCCTCCTCATTGATTTTTCCAGCTTTTCCATTTACACTATCTCTTTTTCTGGTTTTCCGCCCTTTTTGCTGTTTGGTACTGCATACCCAATACTCCTCTTTTGTGCTCCTCTGTTTTCTCCAGTATGGAGCTCCACAAATACCACAAACCAACTTACCACTAAAGGAATATCCGCTTACCTTTTTCCCTTTGCCTCTTTTATCGGATCCTGTGGCTACCAACCTCTCCTCATGGATCTTACAGATAAGATCCCATTCTTCCTCTGATACTATCGGAGGGAGAGCGTTTTTTACATATACCCACTCCTCTTTAGGGAGCTTGATAACCTGTTTACTTTCAAAATCCTGCCTTTCTTTGTTGATAATCATTGTGCCTACATTTTTACAATCATACACAAACTTAGGAATATCCATAGGTTTCCACGGTTTCCCTACTGTATTTCTGTATCCTGCATCATTAAGCTCTTTTGCTATCTGTGTAGAGCCCTTTCTTGCCATAATGCCCTCACACATGAGCCTCCTTATTTTAGCCTGCTCTGGATTTATATAATATTTGCCGTCTTTTTTATCCCAGCCAAATACATTACCGCTCCCCTGTAAATCAATCGGTTTTCCCTGTCTGGCTTTCTCTATTCTGCCATCATGGTAGTTATGGAGCTTTTTAGAGAGATTTCTGCTAAATTCCTCTGCAATAATAGCTCTGATACCAGTTATAAGAGCGTCATCTGGATTATAAAATCTGTTATCCAGATACATATAAAGGAGCTTTCCTGTTTGTACTAAGCGATCTATGAATAAATACCAATCCTTAGTATTTCTCATAAGCCGCTCTTGATCTTTGATAACTACAATATCAAATTTATCTGTGAGTAAATCCTCATAAAGCCTCTGGTACTCATCACGCCCCTTTACCATAGTACCGCTTTTACTCCGATCTATATACTCATCTACTTTTCTCCACTTATTTTTATAGATACAATTTCTATTTTCCTCAATCTGGAGTTCTATAGCGTTTAACTGCTCCTCCTCCGCTGTAGATACTCTTGCATAAAATACCGCCCTTAATCCTACAGTATCCAGTAACGATGTTACTTTCCTATACGCCATCCTGCATCTCTCCTTTATAGTCCTGTTTATTTGCCCTTGTGGGCTCACAGGAGCCCCATAGAGCGGATTTAACCGCATAGAAGTATAATTTCTTAGGGGAAACAAGAAAAGAGGCTCTGTGCGGCTAATTTTCAGTATGTATCTATTATATACCCCTTATATCAAAATAGCAACCGCAAAAAAATAGAGGGTACTGGATTTTTACACCCAGTACCCTCCAAAGGAATATAGTAAATTTTAGGAGTGGCTTAAGGAAGTTTAATAACCTGTCCTACATAAATGAGATTTTTGTTTTTAATCCCATTCAGAGCTACCAGCGTATCTACAGTAGTTCCGTACTTCTTAGCAATCTTTGTAAGATTGTCTCCCTTTACTACTGTATAGGTTTTCTGTGTAGTACCACTTGCCAGCCCAGCAATATCCGCCTCATTTACCCAGCCATATACAGTAGAGCCCTTACCAGCTACCGCCTTAAGATGATAAGGATGCGGCTGTCCTTTACTAAGCTGTGTAACCTTAGCTACACCAGCCTTACAAGCCTTTGCCACACCGCCGCTATAAGAGCTCGTATAATGGAGACAACCTGTAAACTGCACCAGATCCCCAACCTTATACTTAAGAGCCCCCGTAGAGCCTCCTGTAGAGCTTGTGGAGCCTGTAGAAGAGGTAGCCTTGCTGGAATATTTAGGAGTTACAAAACCACGGATATATTTACCATTAACCGCCAGATTACGGTATCCTACCGCATTACTGATATTGCCCTCAATAACCTTGATAGTAGAGCCAGAAACGGATACTACAATACCGATATGATCGGCTCCGCCTTTATTGTCTCCAACTCCATTATCATCCCAGTCATAAAGTACAATATCTCCGCTCTGCGGCACAAAGGCATCATTTTCAACCCAAATCCCCTGTTTCTGTGCCAGCTTAAATACTTACATTCTGTACTATGAGCTTTTGAGAGATCCCTGTGCTGGCTAAACTGCCTACAGGGATCTCCATATCATCACAAACCATTTGAGCTATTGTTTCCGCTGTCTTTCCGCTAAAATTATAAGTAGCATTGCTCTTAAGAGTATAAAAAAGGAGGTCATAAGCCACATAGGTTACAACCCCTGTTACACTACTTGCCTCCCTCTCTGTTATAAAACCTCTAAAGAGCTCCGTTACTCCGTCATCTTCAAACAGGTACACAGGATCCGCTAAGTTAATGGTAAGAGGAGTAATATTTTTATCTAAAGGAGCATTTACTACTTTCAGCTCTAACTTTCTTGCAACCTCCGATCTGGAGCCGCCCCAGCTCATAGAGGATACATACTCTGTAATATCCTGCTCCTTATGTACTACAATCACTCTAACCACCTCCTTTTATGGGATCACAAGTACCTGTCCCGGATATATCAGATTAGGATTTTTAATCTTATCCGTATTTGCATTGTAGATCTTAGTATATTGGGCTCCGTTACCGTAAAACTGTTTAGCAATTTTCCAGAGACAATCTCCACTCTTTACTGTGTAAGTTCTTCCAGAGCTTGTCTCTGGAGCCTTTGTTGCCCTTGTAGATGGCTTCACAGTAGCAATAGTAACAGTAGCCTTTTTTGTTTTGATCTTCTTATATTCCTTAAAATACAACGTATAATATATATCTCTTGTGGCATCATGCTCTCCATAAGAAAAGCTCTCTATGGTAGCCTCCATATTGAGTACCCCAGTGATAATAACCCTTACAGGATCGCCAGACTTTCTCCAGCTTTCCAGTTGTTCTACATAAGCTAAGGGCTCTTTTCTACTGGAATTATTACTGAAATTGTAATCTTTTGCTGGAAAAAAAGAGGCTATGGTTATTTCCCTTAGCCCCGTCTTTCCCATTAAATTTATATCTCCCAACTGGATCACATTTACTACCGTGTTTTTGTGAGTTACTGTAACCGTATATTCAGACGGTTTTACAGGGAGCTGTATTTTACCACTGTTATCCTGTTGTACCCAAAATTCCATGATATAATCAACCTCCCCTCACAATTAAGGCATATTAGGCACAAGTTTACGGAATTTCTTTACCATATCCTCTACCACCTTATCTACGTCTGCCTCTTTTTCTATTACTACGGTATCTGCCAGCTTTTCTATATTTACCGTTGTGCCTCCTTTACTCTCCTTTGGCGTATCCTGTGAAATTCCTATATCTCCTGTAGGCGTTTTAGATCCATCCTCACGCTCCAAAGGCTGTACCGATTTTGTAAGCTGTACACCTCTTGTACTCATAGTCCTATCATACTGATCGGCTTGATTGCGTGTTAATACTTTCTCGCCTTGATGGAGCATAGCTGGGTAATTGTCGTATGGTACACGATCTTTACCATAAGCAAAGCCAAACCAGCCAGCAATAGTATCTATACCACTTCCGACAAAATCAGCAACTCCGCTAATCGCATCTCCTACAATGCTTAAGCCATTTGCTATAGCACCAAAAATAGGCTCCAGCACTCCCCATACTGCCTCAATCGTACTCTGAATAGCTGGGAAAACTGCCTCTACCACGCCCCACAGGGCATTAAATACAGACATAGCCAGATCAATTATAGGAGAAATGATCCCCCAAGCTGTACTAAATACCTGTGCCACTATCTCTATACAACTCTGCAAAATAGGGCTTACAGTCTGGAAAATTTGCTGTAACACTCCCATTACAGGGACTACTACAGTATTGATTACCTCCGCTATTTTAGCTCCTACCTGTGAGAAAATTTGAGAAATTGTAGGCATTACAGCTTGAATAACCCCAGCCACCGTAGAAATTACATTTTGTACGATAGGCAAAGCTGTTTGTATAACTGTTGCCAGTGCATTTATAATAGGCATTACAGCATTAAGAGCTGTACTAATCACATTCGCCACCAGCGGAAATACTGTAGAAACGATATTCCCAAAAGTAGCTATGATATTTTGAATAACAGGGAAAAGTGTTTGTATCAATGTACCCAGCGTTGTAAGAATAGGCTGGATAGCTGGGATTACTGCCTTAAATACCTGTGCCAAGCTGTTGATAACTTGCTCTACTACAGGGATCGCACTACTCACAATTCCAGCAAATCCC